GCAAGTCGTTAGACTTGTAGGCAGAGTGCTAGTTGTGCTGATCTTTATTTTCTAGCTCTTAGGACTAGATGTAGAGAAAGTATAATAGTATTTTAATCGGGTGTTGATGCACCTCCCAATAAGGGTAAAAAATATCACCACAAAACCAGGATTTATTCCGACAGGCTTTGTAGTTATAGCCCACAATCTTTGATTGTGACCGAAATGACCGTATGACACCATTCCTCGTGTTTGAGTCGGTAACCTTTATGGTAATAGACTACACTTTCCCGTTTATCGCGTGATACGGGCACGCAATGTTATCTGCATAAAAACTCTTGCAGATTAAGAGAGAGGGCGGCCACCTTATAGCCTTTTGTGTGACTATGGCAGTCGCACATCATAATTCAAGTGCCAATTTTTATATCTATTTCCAAGATGTTTAATCAGCGAATGGGCGATGCTACGTCTAATGTAGGGGATGAGTCCTCTTTAGCCTTTGGCGAAACTCACCAAGTTAGGGACACCAGTGTTCTTAACTTACCCTTAAACCCCCCAATCCGCAGGCGTGCGACAGTTGCAGATCTTGAACCAGATCAAGCTGAACCCATTCAAAGAAAATGGGACCAAGAAACGCTGAATATGATTTCTGATTACATTCATCGTTCGGATCTTTTCGATAAAAAGAAAGATCCTGTGGAGGAGGCTGAAGAATTATTCGGCCGAATGGATTTTGGAGATAACTTCCTTCTGACCGATAAAGAGTCTAGGACTGAAAAATATAACAGAGGGAAGAAGAATAATGGATATAAGTCCAAGTATAAGGATAAAGGACGGACGAATAAACATATTAAGGGAAGAAAGAAATTCTCTAAATATCGTCCAAATGGACTTGAGGATGATTACCCAGATTATCATGACGGACGTTGTGTGACATGTGGTGCCAAAGGATGTACAAGCCATCTTGGCTTGAGGCCGGGGACGAGATTAAGTTCTCCTCTCACAGGCCCAGAACCTCCTAAGATACCTAAGAAACCAGCTCCTGAACAAAAGAATTCCACTGAAGGTTTTACATTTTCTGAGGAAAAGCTGGACGAACGTAATCAATATGTCCATCGCTGTGTGGATACTCCACCACAACAACCTGTTCATAATATTGATCCAGATGAGGAACTAACGAGTTTACTTGATTCTATCAAGATTCCCGAGTTTCTTCAGATGGATAAAGATGCGAAAGAGTGGGTAGGTTTGGTTGAGAACCTTGCAGTATTTGGATATCAACTCTATCGAGCTCAAAGTATCGCTGATGTTTTTGTTGCGAGTGTTGCGTATATGAAAATGCACACTCAGAAGAGTTTAATTCATGAACTTATGGAAGTGATTAATACTCTTACAACCGAGATGATGGAAGTTGAGATGGAGCCTCAAGCATGGGACCCGACGACTATTAGAGATCGTTGGGACCTTTTCAAAAACAATCCTATATATGCCAAAGTTTCATATTTGATTACGGCAGCCATGTCTATGACAGTTTGTTCTGTTAAGAAGATTGAATGGAGTCCATTTGGAATGAGACTTTTGTGCTTGGAAGCTGCTGAGAAACAATGTAATGCTGTTGATGTGATTGATGCCATGTTGCATACTTTTACGTGGATAGCTGAAACAGGTTATCAGGTGATCGAAGAGAAATCTTTGCTCCCGTTGTTGTATTCCGATCAACGTGTACGCAAGTTCAATAATAATTGTGATTATATTTTGGGCAATGCGGAACAGGTATTGACCGGCAACCATGGGAATATAGAGGACTTTGAAGAGAAACTTGATGATGTGTTACTTGAAGTTACTCGATTAAAAGCAGCTAGGGATAGTGGCACTACCGCTGTTTGGTTACAGCAGAGGTACGAAAGACTTGTCGATGTCAAACACAAAATCGTGAATCAATATAAGACGTCTGAGTTGAGATTTGCACCGTTTGGTGTGGGTCTCACTGGATCTTCTGGAGTTGGTAAATCGACCCTATCAAAGCTAGTTATGAAAACTGCGCTTTTTGCTATGGGTTTTACACCAGATCCCAGAAGAATTATCACTCAAGACATGTTTGATCATTTTGATAGCACGGTTCAATCAAACTCGTTGGGAGTTTTGGTTGATGATGTTGGACAAGGAAAGTCGACTTTTGTGCCTAAGGCCGTCACTGATGTTCTCATTAAAATATTTAATAATGTGGCCGCGCCAGCAGTAAAAGCCGAACTTAACCTCAAAGGTATGGTTTGGTTTAACTTTAAGTGCGGAGTTTTGACTTCCAACCTGGAGGATTATGACGTAAGATCTTATTCTAATAGACCTGAAGCAGTTTTGCGTCGTTTCTTCCATACAAGGGTGCGGGTTAAACCTCATTTGAGAATATCAGGAGGAGTCTCATTGGATACACGGAATTCGGAAGTTTCAGATACTGAAGATTCCTGTAAAGATATTTGGGAATTGGATCTCGAAGAATGTTTCATCTACGAGAACAAGAAAGGTAAAGATTCTTATAAATTCCGCAAAATGCTTGTTGAGATTCCTACTGAAGATGGCGAAGGAACCCAAATTGTCAATTGTAAGAACATGGATCTTAAAACATATCTTCGTGTCATCATCACTCTTGCTCGCGCACATGCGAAGCATCAGAGAAATTTGTTGAAGCGTAATGAGACTGTCGATAACATTAAAATGTGTACGGCATGCTCTTTGCCTAAACCAATGTGTTCATGTGCTCCTGATTGTGAAAAGATGGAGCCAAATGCACTCGATGTCGTTCAAGAAGTAGTAGCAAGGTCGATGAAACGAGCAGTGTTCAATTATTGTTTCGGATGGTGTAAGCCTGTCCTCTGGTTACAGAAGGCAATTGGCTATTCTCCGATACGAGAGTTAAGCACTGCTGCGTTGACAAGACAATTTGAAGCAATGCTCAATGATAAGGTGACCCCTTTTCTTATAGAGATGACACCAGAATGCGTTTTTCAAACATCAGCCTTTCAAAGGGCTATGACGATGTGGCAGCACTCCACAGTCACTTATGACCTTACTACCCCCTATTATGGCGGTATATCTATTTTGGCTGTTGTGTTGTTATGGCAACTGGTGAATTCTTTGTATGGGTTTATTCCTTTGACAATGTGTCTTGCTTGGTCGTATACCATGTTCTTCTGGTCGCATTATCGTGTTCGTATGAGATCGATCAGACGAGAATATCTTGCTAGACGCGACAGTTTACCTACTTTTGTTGATACTGTGCGTACAAATAGGACCGTTCAAGGTGCTCTTGCCCTAACTACTATTGCATTGGGCATTAAGGCGATTCATATGTGGAATAAGCGTCGTAAGATGCTTCCACAAGGCCTTGAGAAGGAGGACATTGATAAGAACATAGGTTGGTTTGGTTTCATGATGCAGCGAATGGGCGTTAATGTAGGTTCTTCGGAATCTGCCAAATCAGCTTCTTCGGAACAGGTTATTTCCACCGTAAAGAAAAGTAATGCTTATTGGGCTGAGTTTATCCCACCCCTTCATGACAAAGGTAAGAAGTGTAATATATTCTTTCCCAGGAAGAGTGTTGCTTGGTTTCCACATCATATTTGGTATCCCAATTCTGATATGGGGAAGCGCCCTTTTGAACGACTCACAATTTATGTCGATCGAGGGAAAGGTCCAGGTAGTAAGTTTTTCTTCACTGCAGTTTACGACCATTGTGTGTTCCCTGAACATCTCGACCTCTGTTGTTGTTTTGTTCCGAATTGTCCTGATCTTAGAGACAAGACCAAATGGTTGCCCACGTCTTATCCACAAGGGGTGTCCATGTGTTCTATTGTTCTCAGACATAAGGAGGAAAGCCATACTGAGCGTCTTTCTGTGAAGCATGGACTGGTGGGACATAAGTTCCAAGACAACATGAAAGGTGGTTCCTACACTACCAAATGGGCTATTGATGGCACATGTATGGCACCACTGATTCTTGAGCAAAAAGATCCAGTAATTGTGGGTTTTCATATTGCTGGTGGAGGTGAACGTGGTGCAATGATGACAATCTTAAAGTCAGATAGTGATACTATGTTGAAACAATTGGAAGAAATGCCAGGCGTCGTTTTGTCGGCGAATGCTACTGATATTCCAATAACTCAATATGAAAGGCCTCTTTTGGATAGTAAGACTGTCCATCCTCAGGCCATGGCTGCGCATCTTGAAAATTATGATTTTGTTGATGTACTTGGCTCCACGAAGCTTAGAACGATGCAGAAGAGTACAGTCACGCCTTCAATATTGTCTGAACATGTTGCTGAAGTGTGTGGGTATCCTAACAAGTGGGGAAAGCCCAAGCTTATCCCGAATTGGAAAGCCTATAATGAAACACTAAAGCATATCGTTAATCCAGCCGGCATGTTTTGGCCCGACGATCTGGAGAAAGCTAGACAGGATTGGTTAGGACCTCTCCGTGATGCTATGACGGAATATGTCAAGAGTGAGGATTTTAGACCTCTAAATGACGTAGAATCTATTCTAGGCGTAGAAGGAAAGAGGTTTTTGGACCCTCTTAAAATGTCCACTGGAGCTGGTTTCCCAATGTTTGGACCCAAAGAACGCTTATTTACTGAGCACTTTGATGACAAAGGGAAATTAGTTCAACGCGAACCCGTGGAGGAACTCCAGCGAGAGATGCAGCGTTTGTATTCTTGTTGGGAGCGTGGTGAGCGTGGCTACCCAGTCACCTCTGCAACACTTAAGGATGAACCAACGCCTCTCGATTCTGAGAAGGTTCGTGTTTTCCAAGCTGTAGCGGTGGCTTTCGGAATCTGGATACGGAAATATTTTTTATCCGTGGCTCGATTCTTGAGCCTACATCCCATTCTGTCGGAAAGTGCAGTTGGAATAAATGCATTTTCGCAGGAGTGGGAAACCCTGATGGAACATGTCACAAAATTTGCCGATGATGATCAAGTGATCGCTTGGGATTATTCAAAATACGATGTTAGGATGAATTCTCAAGTAACACGAGCAGTGTTAGTATCATATATCGAATTGGCAGAAATTGGGGGGTACCCGGCAAAGGATTTGTATATTATGAAAATGATGATTGCAGATTTGGTACACCCCCTTATAGACTATAATGGAACCATGATTATGGCCTATAACATGAACACATCCGGGAACAATATCACTGTCAATATAAATAGTTCTGGAGGTTCTTTGTATGCGCGCCTAGGATTTTTCCACGTTAACCCTCGTGAGACCAATTTTAGGAAAAATGTTGCTGCTATGACTTATGGTGATGATTTTAAAGGAAGCGTGAAGAAGGAGTATAGAAACTTCAATTTCTTTACGTACCGTGACTTTTTAGCACAATACGGCATGAAGATCACACCACCAGATAAAGACAGTGAGGGCACAGCTTTTATGAATGACAAAGATGCTGATTTTCTCAAGCGAAATTCCAATTATATCCCTGAGATTGATTGTAGTATCGGTAAACTTGATGAAAATTCCATTTTCAAATCATTGCACGCTAATTTAGAGAGCAAAGCGGTTACTAAACAAGAAGTCGCTATCAGTTGCATTGAATGTGCGATGCATGAATGGTTTGCATTTGGAAGGGAGCATTATGATATGAGAGCTGCCCAAATGAAGGAGGTTTGCAGGAGGGCAAATTTGCCTGTTCCTGCAGTTGAGCAAACTTTTGACGAACGAGTTGCTCATTGGAAAGAAAAGTACGTCGAGTCCGCAGATACCTAGATGTATTAATGGGGTGGACGCCTATTTTATTTGTGTATTAATACATATATGCATGTTTATATAATCTCCTGTAACACTAAGGCGTATTTTAGATCCGCGAAGTCTTAGATCTAATTTTTATAGTTTACCGAGTCCCTTTAATTCGGTAGGTCTGGATAGACCGAAAATTTCGAGTTGGCTCTCTGATTTGATTCAGCGAGTATCTTTTCGAAATCAAGAGGCATATGTTTTCGTTGTGAACCCCGCTGAGCTTAGACCTCAAGCGATGGAAGTTCCACTACGAGAACAAAATGTCACTTTTATTGACAATGAACCCGGCGAGGAACATGACTATGGGTCTACGATGGATTCCTTACGACTCGAGCCTATGGCTACAGATGCGAGTTTAGAGGAGTTTTTCAGTAGGCCCCTTCGGATAGGGAGCGTCGATTGGGCGGTCGGTAATGATCTTAATGTATCTTACTGGCCTTGGGAAGTATATTTCTCCAATAAGCGTGTTGTTAATCGCATTTCCAATTACAAGTTACTATCTTGTGAGTTATGTGTTAAAATTGTTGTTAACGGAAATTCGTTTACGTATGGCAAAGCAATTGTTTCCTATACTCCTTTTGTTGGTTATGATGATTTATCACGATTTAGATCTATATCGGCAGACATTTGTGCGTTATCTCAGCGCCCTCATGTTTATATTGATCCCTGTACAAGTCAAGGAGGTTGTCTTTCATTGCCTTTCTCTTGGTGGGAGAATACATTAGATATTACTTCTGATACTTATCTCGATGTCGGTACGACCGACTTCACCAAGATGGGGCAATTAGATCTCAAATCTTTGAACAGTCTTAAGCATGCTAACGGAGCCACTGACACTATTAATGTAAACATTTATGTCTGGGCGAAGAATGTTAAGCTTGCTGTTCCTACTATTGTTGAGCCATCTAACATGGTACCTCAGGCTGAGGAGTTTGTGGTTAGTCCTAAAGATCATTGGGCTCCAAGAGTTCCTAGGTTTCCAGTTCGGCATAGAGCTCCTAAGAGAACTTTGGCCCAAGCCTATGAGTATGTTGTAGATCCAAAAACCCTCAAGCCTCAAGCCAAAGATGAGTACACAGGCTCTGGTATTATTTCAAAACCAGCAACTGCTATAGCCAATTATCTAAGTCGCGTAAAAGCTCCCGTTATACAGCCGTATATAACAGCCACTCAGTTGGCTGCTTCGACTGTTGGAGCAATAGCTTCTCTTTTTGGATACAGCAGGCCTGTACATTTGTCTTCGTCACGTTACCAGCCCAACACAAAGCATAACATGGCCGTCTCAAACCTTGAAGATGATGTTACCAAATTAGCTTTGGACTCTAAGCAAGAGTTAACCATTGATCCTTCAGCCTTCGGACTTTCTACAAAGGATGAGATGGATATCAATTTTATTGCGGGGAGAGAGTCCTATTGGAACACATTCACATGGGCTTTAGGGAAAAGCCAACAAGAGTTGCTTTGGAACGCTGTTGTCGATCCTATGGTACCTATAAAGTATGACGGTGGTGGTGAGACCGAGATTCATTGTCCTGCCATTACTTTCGCTGCCATGCCATTCAATAGGTGGAGAGGTTCGATAAGATATCGTTTCCAAGTTGTCGCTAGTAAGTTCCACAGAGGAAGGTTAAGGATTGTTTATGATCCTTCAGCCTGTGGAGGAACAGGAGACCAAGCGAAAACGGAGTTGAATACAGCTTACACCACTATTGTAGATATATCCAATACCACTGATTTTACTGTGGTTGCAGGATGGGGTCAATCCACTACTTACCGTGCTATGGGGCCTCTTTCGAATCCCCAAAGCCTTTACATGGATACCTCACGTTTGGATTATGATTCAAATGGTGATGAGTTTGGTAACGGTGTTATCGCTGTTTATGTTGAAACGGAGCTAACAGTTCCCAACACAACTATCAACAATGACATCGAGATCAATGTGTTCATCTCCGCCGGTGACGATTTTGAGTTAGCAATGCCAACAGGAGAACGTGTCACTCGTTTACGACTTAGACAGCCATCCGAACTAACGCCACAAGCTGAGGAGTTCGACATTATTGATGACTTTAGTAAGTTCCGACCGCAGGGTATGGAAACTGAACCAAGTTCGATGGCCGAGAATTCTAACGATACTCCCGAGAAGCCTACAACTATAGCAACACTTGGTGAAACTATACCAACAAGTGATCCTGCTAATTTAATGCATTTCGGAGAGTCTATACGAAGTTTTCGACAATTAGTTAAGCGTTACAATCAACACGAACGCGTGAGTCTTTGGAAGAACACAGGGTTTACAGATGGCCAGAATTACACCTTTAAGATGCAAAGACCATCTCTTCCTTTTGAACCTGGTTACGCACCAACAGGGGTTCTTTCTCAGCCTTATAAGACACCCTTTGCTATTGGAACTACACCCAATGCTCGTCCATATGCCTATGCGGTAATGACGCTTCTGCGCTATATCACGTTAGGGTATGTGGGATGGAGAGGTAGCATTAGGTATTTGCTTGACACAGGTAATATCGCTTGCACGTGTTCAGCAACAGGACCTTTGAGCGTCACTCGTTATAGTGATTGTTCTCCTGAAAATTACGCCGATGTAGAATCTGACACAAAAACAACAACAGGCCAAGCCGAGTACATGGCTAACTACGATGATGTCTCCGGGCAGGAGGGATTCATCGTTCAGAATATAAGTCTTAATCCGACGGTTACTTTTGAAGTGCCATTTTATTCGGAGAAAAGATTTGCTCCCTGCCGAAAATTGACCAATTTCAATGCGAATGGTCTAAATTATAGTCCGTGTTGGAAGTTGCGCTTACCTCTTCGCTCAACTACTGACGCCACTAAGAATCAACTTCTTGGAGCAGCAGCTGTTAATACTTTTATTGCTGCTGGAGAAGATTTTTCTGTGGGATTCTTTATAGGTGCACCAGTGTTCTATTTAGAAGCTATCCCACCATCATAAGTGTCGCGAGAGCCCGCGACATACGGGGACTTTGTCACCGTACTGACCGTAAGGTTATGTAAAATTAAGTATGTAAGTTTTACCTGACCTCGGTCGGGGTTTTTTCCTTATGTGCTCAATTTCATAGCCAAGCGGCCAGGATAATCATACTAGCGTTCACCAATTTATGGGTCACATCTGCCTTTTGCGGTTGATGAGCGTTCCTGGC